CAAGAATAGAATTATTTGCTAGACAGAAAGTAGAGGGTTGGGATTCATGGGGAAATGAGGTATAAAAATCAAATATGAAAAACGACAAAACTAAGGCAAATGACACAATTAAAACAAAATCTATAGGAAGACCAATAAAAGAAATAGATGAGGATATTATTGCAAGGCTTAGTCAAATTGGTTGCACACAAGAAGAAATTGGCAGTATCGTTGGAATCTCTGCTAGAACATTACAAAGAAGATATGCCGAATTATTGGAAGAAAATAAAAACAAAGGTAAAGCTAGTTTACGAAAGAAGATGTGGGAGAAAGCTATGAAAGGCGACCCAAAATTACAAATCTGGTTATCAAAACAATATTTAGGAATGAAAGACAGAACTGTTACTGAAAACATTGTTGAACCATTACCATTAATCATTGAAGCTAAAGCAGAAGATGTCAAAGAAGAAAGGTAATCTTTATGGTGCTACAGTCAGTTATACTAAAACAGAAAAAGGAACTTCTATTGGTAGAAAAGGAATAACTAGTACAATGAATAAAAATAAACGAAGACAACGAGGGAAAGGAAAATATCGTGGACAAGGAAAATAATATAATCGGAGAAGATACATTTTTAAAATTAAGAAAGCAAAAAGAACAAATGAAAGCAGAGTTAGAACAAGTTAAAATTCAAAGAGATATAGCATTAAGAAAACAAAAGAAATTAGAAGATGTTGTCAAAGAACTCAGAAAAATTATTGAGTCTTAAATATATTACACAATAATTAGACTATCTTGATATTCTATATAACAAAACCAAAGATCAAAAATATAAATATGAATGGTATAAATTACTTAAAAAATTACCTAAAGTGTGATATTAGCTTTTTATGGCTAAGTACAAAGGTAGAACAGTAACATTAAACAAACCTTTTAGAACCCCAAGTGCGTCCAAGAAGTTTGGTGTATATGTTAAAAATAAAAAAACTCAAAGAGTCCAGATTGTAAGATTTGGTGCTAAAGGTATGAGCATCAAGAAAAATATTCCAGCAAGGCAAAGATCATTCATGGCTAGATTTAAACCTATTCTTGCAAAGGTTAAGGGCCAGAAGAATTTATCTCCGGCATATTGGGCTATTCAATCATGGAAAAAAGGTTTTAAGATATGATTGATAAATACATTTATAAGTTTTTAGATTTGCTTGATAAGATATGCGAGTTTTTTGATAAGATATTCTTTCCAAAAAAAGGTAAGAAAAAATGAGAGACACTAAAGTTTTAGAGTCGTTTAGAAAACACGCAGAAAAAAAACTGAAAGAAATGAACTTATTTAAGTCTTTAAAAAAAGAAGTTGAAACAGGTGCTAATGGCACTCAGAAATATGTAATTAAAAAAGGTATTAACAAAGGTAAGATTGCTAAATAACATGGGTAGGACAATGAACTATTATTTTACAGGAATATTAATATTAGGATTTGTATTATTAGCATTTTGCGTGAGGCCAATGTAATGTATATGTTGCTAAATATAGATAGGTTAATGAAATGAAATTTATTTTAGTATTTTCAATATGTTCAGCAATCACAGGATTTTGTAATAACCCAACTGTTGTAAAGCCATCTTATAACACATGGACAGAATGTGTCGTAGCTGGTAGTGAACTCACTATTGCATTTGCTAAAAGACAAGAAGAACTTTTAAACAAAGAAAAATTATATATATCTTATTTCTGTAATGAAGATAACTCTAACAAAACCCCAACTTAAAGTATCATCAAGTCAAGCTAGGTTTAGAGTTCTTATATCAGGTAGAAGATTCGGTAAAACATATTTAGCTGTTACAGAGATGATGAAATACGCATCTCAACCTAATCGTAAAGTTTGGTATGTAGCACCTACATTTAAAATGGCTAAAGATATTTGTTGGTCAGCACTCAAAGAAATGCTTAATCAATTTAATTGGATAGAAGATATTAACGAAACCACCATGACAATTACGATAAGACAATCCAATAGTACAATCTCATTAAAAGGTGCTGATAATTATGATTCACTTAGAGGTACAGGATTAGACTTTTTAATCTTAGACGAATTTGCTGACATAGATAAGCGAACTTGGTTTGAAGTATTAAGGGCATCAATATCAGATAGATTAGGTCATGTTCTTATGTGTGGAACTCCTAAAGGTTATGGTAATTGGTCTTATGAAATGTATCTCAAAGGCAAACAAGACAAAGAATGGGAGTCATTCCAATTTACTACAATACAAGGTGGTATGGTTGATAAAAGCGAAGTTGAAAAAGCTAAACAAGACTTAGACCAAAGAACATTTAGACAAGAGTTTGAGGGTACATTTGAAAACTATGCTGGAAGTATTTATTACAATTTCCATCCTGTAGAATCTGTCGTTCAAAGACAAATAGATTGGACTAAACCTTTACACATTGGGATGGACTTCAATGTCTCGCCTATGTCAGCTTGTGTTGCTCAAATTGAAAAAGAAAAGATTTATATTGTTGATGAAGTAGTAATTTATGGGTCAAATACTGATGAAATGTGCCAAGAAATAAAAGATAGATATGGAACTAGAATGAAAATATTTATTTACCCTGACCCAGCATCAAGACAAAGAAAAACATCTGCTGGTGGCAGAACTGATTTATCTATTTTACAAAATGCTGGATTTGAAGTTAAGGTTAAGCATAGACATCCAGCAGTTAGAGATCGTATCAATGCCGTGAACTCAAAATTAAAAGACTCTAACGGCAAAAGATATATTTTTGTTTCCAATTCGTGTAAAATTGTTATAAAAGGACTTACTAGGCAAACTTATAAGGAAGATACTAATATTCCTAATAAGGAAGACGGATTTGACCATATGAATGATGCTTTGGGTTATATGATTGATTATATTAAACCTTTAGTCACTCAGATGCCAAGTTCTAACCCTATAAGATGGACAATGAAATAATATGGCATATTCTCGAGACGAAATTTTAAACACTCATAAAGATTACGAACAAAATTATGCTCATTGGGAGTTCTATATTCGTTCTTATAATGGTGGACATGATTACCAAGTAGGTCAATATCTAAACAGATATAATTTAGAATTAGATAACGAATTTCATCAAAGACTTAATAACACTCCATTAGACAATCATTGTAAAAATATTGTAGAAATTTATTCATCATATTTATTCAGAGTCAAAGCTAGTAGAGATTTTGGCGAGTTACAAAATGACCCTAGTTTAGAACGATTCTTAAAAGATGCTGACTTAGACGGAAATAATTTTAATACTGTAATGAAACAGGCTCAAAACTATGCGTCTATTTATGGTCATGTATTTATGATTTTAGATAAACCAGCAGTTCAAACTAGAACTAGAGCAGAAGAAATAGAGGGAGATATAAGACCATACTTATCAATCATCACTCCTGAAAATGTATTTGATTGGAACTTTGCAAGACAACCTAACGGAAGATATGCTTTAGACTATTTAAAAATCAGAGAAGAAGTTGATAAAATGGGTGGTACTTATTTTAAAATTTGGACACCTGAAAAAATCGAGATAGTATATATTGAGAAGTTTGGAGACAATCCAAAAGTCATGGATACTGCCGATAACCCGATAGGCAAAATACCAGCAGTTATTTTATACAATTCTAAATCACACAAAAGAGGAATTGGCTTATCGGACTTAACTGATATTGCTGATCTACAAAAAGCTATTTACAATGAATACTCTGAAATGGAACAATTAATCAGATTATCTAACCACCCATCATTAGTTAAAACTCCAAGTGTTAATGCAAGTGCTGGTGCTGGTGCTATTATTGAAATGCCAGAAGAAATTGAGCCAAACTTAAAACCATATTTACTACAACCCTCTGGCCAGAACTTACAATCTATTATGGATTCAATTAATAACAAAGTTCAAGCTATCAATAGAATAGCACACACAGATGCAATTAGAACTACACAAAAACAAATATCATCTGGTATTGCACTACAAACTGAATTTGAATTATTAAATGCAAGACTATCAGAAAAAGCTGATAACTTAGAACTTGCTGAAGAACAATTATTTAAACTATATGCAGAGTTCCAAGATACTATGTTTGATGGAATGATTAATTATCCTGATAGTTTCAATATTAGAGATTACGCATCTGACTTACAATTCTATCAAATGGCAAAAGCTATGAATATCCAATCGCCAACATTTAACAAAGAAGTTGATAAAGAAATTATTAAATCTGTTATTGAAGATGATGATAAGATTTCACAAGCAAATGAAGAAATAGAGCAACAAGCTGAAGTAGGTCAATTCACACAAGACGAACCAGCACAAGAAGATCAAGAAGTAGAGCAAGAGCAGATATAGATGAATGGCAGATATAGTCAAAGAGGCAACAGAATATCGTATTAAGC